TCCTGGAGACTTACAAAAACCCTTTCCTTAAGGAACGGGATAAGGTGAAAGCCATTGAAAAGACACTCAGGAATGCAATGCAGGATGCCTATCTCGGCTGCAAGGACGTGATGGACTACATTCTCCTCCGTGCCCTTTCAAACTGGGGTATCTGCCAGTTCACTCCGTCTATAAACAACCCTGGTGGACGTGCCTATGAGGTGGACTACAATATGGGTGAGGACAACAAGCTCGTTTCGGTGTACAACTGGAACGAGACCAACACCGCTGCTGGCAAAGTCTCTCCTATTGAGCAGCTTGCCGAAATCTGCTCTGAGCTTCGCAACCGTGGCTTTGAGCCTGGTGAGATCCTTATGGCTCAGGACGTGTATTTCTGGCTTAAGAGGGATGCTCTCACTCGCCTCCTTGCTCACGGCACCGACAAAAAGGATATGGCTGTGACGGAAACAGAGTTCAAGAACCTCCTTTCCGAGAACCAGATCCCTGCTATCACCGTGGTAACACGCAAGATGGCTCAGGACGTGGACGGAAACCGTACCGCTGTTGAGCCGTGGCAGCACGACTACATCTGTATCAAGCCAGCTGGCAAGATCGGTGAAATCCAGCCAGCCATTGAGGACAATGAGCTGATGGAGGAGGAGAACGTAGAGTATATGAACGCTGGTGACGGTATCCGTATTGCCAAGTGGCGTACTGGTGATTCAACCTCTCAGGTTGCAGCCGAATACACCCAGGGTTCAGCTCGTATGATTCCTATCATCACCGAGATCGACCAGATCATCTGTTTCCAGGTACGTGGAATTACCGAGGTTGCTACCTCTGACGGTTCCAGCTGGAGGACAAAGGCTGCTTACGAGGCTGCTATCACCGCTTAATCTTCGAGAGCTATGTACACTCTGAAAGCTAAAACCTGTTTTTACGATAAGGAGCACCCAGGGAGAATGCTTCACCCTGGGGAACTCCTCATCACAAAAGACGAGGAAAGGGTAAAGAGGCTCCAGGAGCTGAACTTTGCCGAGGTGGTGACTGTAGATCAGCCAGAAGCACCGAAAGAAGAACCTGTAAAGGAAGCTGTGGAAGCTCCTGCTGAGGCTCAGAACGAGGCTCCAGCAGAGGAGGCTGCTGAACAGGCAGCTGAGGCAGAGGCAAAGGAACCAGAGGAGGTTGCCGAGGTGGTGACTGTAGGAAGCGAAAGCTACCCTGTCGCTGTAGTCAAGGAAGCCCTGAACGCAATCGGTGTCAAGACAGCAGCCAATGCTGGACTGAAAGCCGTGTCCAAGAAAGTCTCTGAGCTTTCAGAGGAACAGGCTCAGGAGCTTGCGAAAGTATTAACCAAGTAAATCAAATCAAGATGAAAAATTTTCTGAAAATACTACCAGTGCTCGCCTGTCTCCTATTGGGAGCCGTGGCGTGCAACAACGTAAAACCAGAATTTAAGTTCAGCCTGGAGCTTACTGGGGACGTGTCAAACGCTCCCACGGCTATAGCAGGGGACTTCTCTGTAAACGTTCTCAACGATCAGGTAAACGTGTTCCAGATCAGCAATGCCAGCTTGCTCTACAGCATAGAGGCACCTGAGGGCGTGGAGGCAAATGCCTGGCTTGACAGCTACATCCAGAGCAACGTTCTCAATAACTTCAACGATGCAACCGTATATGATATTTACGTTAAGGGTTACGTCAAGGAGGTTAATTCTGGACTATTATTTTCCGTGGATAAACGGTTTACCAATAAAGATCTTTGACAGCTATGGCACTCACAAAATTGGATGCTCTGATTGCTGAGCTTGAACCCTATACCGTCTCTGGCAGTGCTTTGAGAAAAGCCCTGGCAGATGCTGGTGTGGAGACTGAGACTGAGGCATACGATCCTGCTGCTGACAAACGCACTATTGCTGTTGCAGCCATCCGCTGCCTCTGTAAGCTCACCGTCCTGTCCTCCGACAGCCTCGGTAAGTCCTCACAGGGGTATAACACCGATGAGCTGAAAAAACGTATCAAGACTCTTTGCAAGGAAAACGGTCTGGACGTATCCGATTTTGATGAGGTGCCAGAGATTTCTGACGGTTCAAAAATGTGGTAACGCTATGGGCAGGACAAACGGCACGTTCCAGTATCAGCTCATCCAGGGGGCGCAGAGAGATAGCCTGACAGGTTATATAGTAAGCTCTGGGGTGCCAGCAGAAGCCTGGTTGGACGGAATGGAGTGCCAGATAGACAAAGGATTTCCTGCTGTTATCAGACGTGGCACAGACGGACAGGATCACGGCTACAACTATGACGTATTTATATCCAAGTATTGCAAGGTTGAGTTTGTCGTGGGAATGAAAGTCAAGGTGACGGATGAGAATGGACAGGAGGACGTGTTTACCGTTCAGGGCGTGGACAGTTTGAATAGGAGATACACTGAGATATGGGGATAACGCCACAGTTCGGAAAGGGTTACATTGCTGCACAGGTGGCAGCATTCAGGGAAAGAGTTGAGAAAGCAACGCTGTTCCAGCTCCAGTACCTGGGTGAGCAACTTGTTACGTATGCCAAAGAGCAGCACAACTACACTGACCGAACAGGCAACCTCACAAACTCCATTGCTTACGCTGTGGTTAAGGAGGGCAAGATAGTTTCTTACGGTGGGGAAAACCAGCCTGGAGAGGGTGCCGACACAGCACTAAAGGTGGCTACAGATTACGCTGCCAGTGTGCCCAACACTTTCTCACTCATCGTGGTAGCTGGAATGAACTACGCTGCCTATGTGGAGGCAAAGGGCTACAACGTGATACTTCCTGCTGAGCTTAAATGCAGAACGGACTTCCCAAAAGTTGTCGCACAGTTACAGGAAAAAGCCAGTAAAAAGGCAAAGGAAATGTTTGGCGTATGATTACGACTGAGGAAATATCGCAGAGAGTTTATCAGCTGCTTACGGCTGCTGTGACAGCTCAGACACTGACGATCTCAGGGATCGTGGACTATGAACGCACCAACTATTCAAGAGAGGACGTGATTATAGTTCCGCACACCTCCGATGGTGAGGCTTCGCTGAGGTTTGGGCAGATAAATGTGAATATCCACGTTCCTGACCTTAACCTGACAGATCCTGAGACAGGAGAAACTGTATTCAGAAAGAATGATGCACGATTGACAGAGATTCGAGCACAGGTGATTGCAGTCCTCAAAGACTACGTGGAGCCTGGTTCTGGGTGGAACTGGTATATCGGACGATTAAACCCGGCGATCAAGGAACAAGGGCACGATGAGCACTTTATGTCCTTAGCTCTGCAAATCGTTATAAGAGAAAAGAACAATTAAAATTCACATACAACTATGATTTTAGCAACTGTGGGCATTAAAGCCCTTTATTACAAAGTCCTGACGGCATCTGAAATCGCAGCTGGCACAATGCCAACTGCTGGTTTCAAGACTGTGGACGTTTATCAGGATACTGCCACTTTCAAGGAGGGTGACGGTTCAACTACAACTCACAAGAGCGAAACCAGCTCTAAGAAGATCGTTGTGAAGCAGAAAGGCGAAAAACAACTCGTGTTCTCTATTATGGATCCAAGTATGGAGCAGCGTAAGGACTTCGAGGGTGGTACATATACCCCTGCTGGAACATCTACTCCAGCAACCTATGAGGAGCCTGAGACCTACTCACCTATCAAGATGGCATTCATTATCCTCCCTGATGATGGTGATGCACTCCATATTGCCCGTGCGGACGTTATGGGTAAGATCAACACCACCTATGCCAAGACAGGCATTACTCTGATGGATGTAACTGCCGATCCTGAAACCAAAGTCAAGTACACCACGGATCAAACGATCCCTGGACAAAACAGTGGTGGTGACTAATCGCCCTGCTGTGTATTTACTCAACGGAAAGCCTCCTATCCCCAGGATGGGGGGCTTTCTTAAATAACACGAGCTATGGAGGAAAACAAAGAACTCACACGAGAGGAACAACTGGAACTTGAAGAACAGGCAATCAACACCCTCATTTCTCTGGGTGCAAAATTCTCTGTTCCATTGAAGCTCACTCCCAAGAAAGTACCCTGGTGGATCAAGACGTGGAATAAGCTGTTTCCGAAGTACACCAGGTTCTACAGAGACAGCCGAATACCGAAAGACTGGGACGTTTCTCTGGAGGAGATACCAGACGCTATCCAGCAGAGGATGGAAAAGACGTATATGAGGCATTTTGTAATCAAACCTCTATACCTGGGAACTATTGATATGATCCGAAAGGAAAGTATCGAAATCGAATACAATGAGGGAAAGATCCAGGAGAATCCTATAGAGGAGAGCAAACGGCTATTCAGATACAGCCAGAGGCTGGCAAGAATCCTTGCTATTGCGGTGCTTAACTGCTCAGAGGTTGCAGATCCGCTTTACAAAAAAGTGAAACCCCTACAGCAGTTCTTTTTCACACACCTGACTGTTGCCAAAATGGAACGCTTGTGCAGCACCATTACCGTAATGCGTAATTCAGGGGGTTTTACAAACTCTATCAGATTGATATTGTCAAGCAGCGAGACGGAACCCAAAGCAAATCTGGTAGAGTAAAAGGAATGAAAAGCCCCTGGGGGAACAGAGGTGAAATCTGTAAAACCTTTGGGTGGACGTATGAGTATTTGCTTTGGGGTATAAGCTGGCTCAACGTCAATATGATGATGGCAGATGCTGCCAGGATGGAAACAGAGCAGAAGTCAGAGCAGGAGAATGTGGTGGAAATGAAACTGAGGACAAAGGATGATCTAAAGAAATTTATCAGTGGCGAATAACAATGGAAAATCTTGATGGAGCATTAGGGTTCAAATCAACCCTGGATATAGACGATTTTAGCGTGTCGGCTCAGGCTATGGAAAAGCAGATTAGGCACGTTTCCACTACAACCCAGGCAGAGGCAGCGGATATGGAAAACTCCCTGCTCCAGTTTGCCCAAAGGGGAGCAGCATATCTTACCACATTCCTGGTGGGACAGGGCTTTGCTGGCGTGCTCCAGAGTATAGCCACTACACGAGGACAATTCCAGCAGCTGGAGATAGCATTTGAGACGATGCTGGGCAGCGGAACCAAAGCCCAGGCGTTGATGAATCAGATGGTGGAGACGGCTGCAAAGACACCGTTTGACCTTATGGGCGTTGCTGGCGGTGCCAAACAGCTTATGGCTTACGGTCTGGCAGCGGATAAGGTGAATGACACCCTTATAAAGCTGGGAAACATAGCTTCTGGACTGTCCATCCCTCTGAATGATATTGTGTACCTCTATGGTACTACAATGGTTCAGGGACGGCTCTATACACAGGACGTAAGGCAGTTCACTGGGCGTGGTATTCCGTTGGTTCGTGAGCTGGCAGATATGTACGGTGTGACAGCTGAGAAGATCAATGAAATGGTTACGGCTGGCAAGATCGGTTTTGCTGACGTGGAAAAGGTGCTCAACAAGCTCACTGGAGCTGGAGGGCAGTTCTACAACCTTATGGCGAAACAGTCAGCCTCCCTTACTGGTATGATCTCCAACTTGGAGGATGCCTGGGACAGTATGCTGAATGAGATCGGCAAACAGAATCAGGATCTTTTCGCTGGAGCTATCGGTATGGCTTCTACTTTAGTAGAAAACTACGATGAGATAATCAGGATCCTGAAAGCCGTTGCAATCGGTTACGGCTCTGTCAAGGCTGGTATCGTGGCAAACACCCTGGCGACAAAGGGTTACACTGGCGTTGCTTTGATAGACAACACAGTGAGGGCTATGAAGATCGCTCTGTTGAAAGCCGATGCTGCTATGACTGGCAAGACAAAGGCTCAGACGGAGCTTATGACAAAGGCTGATGAGGCACACGTGGCAGCACTCCAGGCTGAGCTTACGGCTGAGGAACAGGCAAACCTCGTAAAGCAGCTCAGGATCTCCACAATAGCCAGTCTCCTCACGGCTCAACAGCAGGAATACCTATCAAATCTGGGGCTTACCACAAGCTCTGAGGGCTATGAAGCAGCAGCCCTGGGTGTTCTGTCGGTTGAACAGCAGGAAGCCCTGAAAAAGACGGATCTTTCGTCAAAGAGTGCCATTTATAAGGCAGCTCTGGAACAGGAGGTAATGGCAAAGAAAGCGAACAGGGCTGCCACCCTGGAAGCAATGAGGGCAGATGTGAGTGCTGCTGCTGCCTCTGTCGAAGCTGCCAAACAACGTGCAATAGCCAGCACAGCAGCGGTGGAACAGGCACGTCTTGATGTGTACTGGGCAAAGGCTGGAGGTAGTGCTACGACAATAGCAGCAGCAGAGAAAAGACTGGAGGCTGCCGTGGAGCAGCAATCAGTCACCAGGAAAGCAGCTTTGGCTGCCCAGTCAGAGTTTTATGCAAAGAAGAAAGCCCTGGAAGCAGCTGCCACAAGACAAAGCACAGCAGCAAGTGTTCAGGATACGGCTGCAAAGGGAGCACTAACTGCTGCCACCAGCGTTCTTTCCGCTGTTACCTCAAAGGCTACGCTGGCGGTCAAGACACTCTGGGCAACAATGAAAGCCAATCCTCTGGGCTGGATTCTCAGTATTGTTGGTTTGGTAGTCAGTGCTATTACAATGTTCACTGGCAAGACCAAAGAGGCAAAGACGGCTCAGGGTGAGTTTCAGGATTCCACCAGGAAACAAACTGAGGAGCTGGATACTATGATGGCAGTGTTGGAGCATACCACCGAGGGTACCAACAGCCACAAGAAAGCCATTGATAAGATCAATGCTCTGTGTAAGGAGTACAACGTTACCCTACTGGAGGAAAATAGCACCCTGGAAGATCAGAGGAAGAAGTATGATGAGCTTACCAAAGCTGTTCAGGAGAATACAGCTGAGAAGATCAAGGCAAAGTACACGGAACAGGCTGCACAGGATAGAAGTGAGCGAGACACCGAGGCTCTTGATGGGCTTAAGAAAAAGACAGGCAAGTTCAAGAATTATTACGTGCCTGAGAATGGAGGCGAGGGCTACTGGTATGGTGTAAAGGAGATCCAGGGAGCCTCTGATGCCCTGTTTGAAATGATTGAAGCCGATGCTAAGCAAGCAGCTGACAAACTCAGGGGGCTGACAGGCGAGGAATACACCAAGACCTATAACGAGCTGTTCAATGGAATGTCTGAGGCGTTCCAGGCTGCTACTGGAGCAACTGACAATGACATGAATAGCTACAAGAGCACGCTCCAGAAGTATTTTGATGAAATAGTCGAATCGGCAAAGACTGAATCTGGAGATGTGCAGAAAGAACTGTCCCAGATCGAACAGTACGCCAAGAAAGACAAAAAGGTTACTGTTACCGTGGAGACGGACTACACAACGCTCAGTTTCTCTGACCTGGATAC